TAGGTAGTATTCCGAATTGGACTTGTTATGATGTTCCTCCCGGTAGAGGTTATACTGACGTAGGATGTCAAAGAAGTCCCTCATCACCGATGCCCGGAGTGATGGAAATGATTTGCGGCAAATGGTGATTGTCTTGCTTTTCTCCTTTACCGAATAGCTGAAGATGATCCATAACAGGATGTTGTAGGTCTTCCCGGAACGGGTACCCCCCTGCTCAACCGTGATACGTTTCTCTGATCTCTCGAGGTGAGCAAATACCTTATTCGTTTGAATCTCCGAGTATGCGGACATTGAATAGGTTTTCTGTTGTCTGCTGGACTTCTTGTCTTTCGATGTATCCTCGATTCTTGCCCTTTGTTTTCAGATAGAAAATGGTAGCAGTAGAGTTGCCATCCCTGATCTGTTTGTGCAGTTGGCTCTCTGCAAAGTCAAGAGCAACATCAATCAACGCATCTACCTTGTCTTTGTATTCCTGATCCTCTTTGAGCCATCGGTAGTGAGTTTCTCTGGAAACACCGACCACCTTGCATGCTGTTGTTACCACCCCGAGCGATTGCTCGAGGGCATCAATCATTGCTGCTTTTTTTATGTCAGTATTTGTCATACTCCTTTACGTGGTGAAATCATTTTGACGAAGTTCTTGTTGTTCTGAAGTTTGACCACTTTCCTGCCCCACTTCTGCACCAGAACATTGTATGCCTCCATCTCTGTGTCTTTGGTTCGGTACGCAACGCACCCACCCTCATTAGTCAGATGCACCACATCGATGCCATACTTCATGCACCGGAGTACTCCCTTATATTTTGCAATGTGTTGCATTGAGTAGTCGTAGTCCTCTTTGACCTTTAGACGCTCATCAAATCGCAATTCGTTTTTTATGATCCCAATAATATTCGCTCCGATTACTCCCTGTGTAGAAAATGGCGTGTATTCTCGGTAGAACTTGTAATCAGCAGCCAAAGAGAATCCCCATGCTTTGAGTCCCCAATCTTCACAAAGTTGAAATTGGTTGTCGATGATCTCATGAATTTTCTCTGGGTCGATGAATTTCCGCATCTTGCCCCCTTCGAACATATGGAACGACAAAGCATCGTCATCTACCTGTATATGCCATTCATCTTCGATGTTGTTAAGAATCCAATTGCGAGTCTTGGTTATTCCCTTCACATCATCCGGAACGCCAATAACCTTGTCGTGATGCTCTTCATAAAGATGCACCTCGCTATCTGGGCATACGATTGTTGAATCCAGAAACAGATGGTGGGTGGTTACCTTTCCTGCTCTCCCCTTGCTTGGGATGTATACCGTGTATCTCATTTCCGATTCAGTACTTCTAATAGTTTCTTGCCTGATTGCACACGACCGATGCCCTTCTGTTGGTAGGTGTCCGTAAATCCGGGCTTGCTCACCGTGGTGATTCCAAAGGTTTCTTTCACGACCTGCCAGTCGAGCTTATTGTCAAAAGTGAACACGACATAGTTATGCTCTTCAAGTATCTCCTCTGTGATCTCAATCTCTGGATCCGATCCCTTAATAGGTTGCAAGGATTCATTCAGGATAGGTACATCAAGTCCCCAATCATTAAGATTGTTCACGTCCCATTCATTTGCGAGGATGTCCCAATCCCACTCACCAAAGGATGCATTGTCCTTTATCATAAACTCCTCTTGCTGCTCTTGCGATAAGTTGTCAGCAATGAGAATAGGCACTTCTGTTAGACCAGCAGCCACGCATGCTTTTAATCGCATGTTGCCTCCAAGCACAACGTAGTCCTTGTCGACTACTATAGGCCGGAGTTCAAGCATCTCCGGAAACTCCTTGATGCTTTGTACTAACTTTTTGAATTTTGCATCCTTGATGATGCGAGGATTGTTAGGGTTTGACTTAACCTGTTTGATGTTAACCTTTTGCATTTTGCTTCTTGTTTAAGCGAAGATAGTGAGTTTCCTTCAGCCATTCCTTATGTTGAACCTTGTCTCCGTATTCCTCATGACAGGATCGGCAAAGAGCCATGAGGTTTTCGATCACATCCTTGGTCTTGCTCCCTCCCATCCCTCGAGCATCGATATGGTGGATGTCTACCGCCTTGCTCTGACAGATCTCGCAGGGTATGAAGTCAGTCACGTGGAAGAAGGCCGCATGAACAATGTGGATCTTAGATATAATTTTCCTTTGGGCGGCGAAAAAGTGGACATCGTCACCGGAGGCAATAGGGATGACAACTCAATTTCCATTTATAAGGTGGATCCCGCGACACAAAGTCTGGTAAATGTGGCCGCTCGAAAATTACCCGTGGGTCTGGATGACGGTATCTATGGCAGCTGCATGTAT